AGCCATTAGACCAGTTGGTCGCAATCTAGGAGGGAGAATGAAAGTCGAACTAACCATGGAGCAGGCTGACCTGCTCCTTCTCGAACTGAGCGCTCTGATACAGGATTTCAATCATCCGAAGGAGACGATCGAGCAGATCATGGACATCCGCCAGCAGATAGCGCAAGCCATAGTTTCTGAAAAGGAGGCCCATGGTGCTTAACGCTCAGGAGAAAAAACGGTATTACAACCGTGTGCGCAGGACCTGCAAACTGCACGGATTGGACATTGTCTACGACGGCGTCCCGAAGTATTACCGCTCGGTGGAGCTCGTCAAAGACGGGCACACCATGTTCGCTGACCGGGCGGAAGATCACCTACCGCTCGACATCAATTGGAAGCGTCTGCACGAAGAAATGGCAGACTACGGCTACAAGGGAGGCATTAAGTGATAGTTCAGCCACGCGAGTATAAGCACCGTATCTATGGATACGTGCGCGTCTCAACTCAGGAGCAGTGTCGCTCCGGGGTCTCGATTGATCAGCAAAAGCAGTTGATCACCAACTTCTCGATCGCCAAGTACAACCGCGCGATCGATGAATGGTTCATCGACGACGGGGTGTCAGGCACCACCGACATCCTTGAGCGCCCAGCATCAAGGGCCATGACAGACGTCATCGAGGAGCACGACGTGGTCATCGCGACACGCCTCGATCGTTTTTCTCGATCGGCTCAGGATCTTTTGTCGACTATTCCGATCTTGGAAGATATCGGCATCCAGCTATTTTTCTGCGAGCAGTTCGGTGATATGCCGGTCGTACACAAGAAACGACCCAAGGTGCACGGCCTCGATCAGCGTTTCGACATGAACGACATGGTCAACAAGATCATGCTTATGGTTCTGTCTGCGGTAGCGGAGATCGAACACGCTAACATCCGGGATCGCTTCGGAGAAGGCAAGATGGACTGGGCCTCGCGTGGCTACTACATCGGCGGAGGCGTCCCCTACGGCTGGCGCACTGAGGAAGAGAAGCACGGCAACAAGAAGCGTGTACGCCTTGTCGAAGTGCCTGAAGAGCAGGAGTGGATCGAAGTTATCCACAAGTTACGCAAGCGTGGACGTGGCTACAAATACATCGCCAGAGAGCTCAATTCCCTGCAAAATGACAAGGAATGGCACTATCGGCAGGTCGAAAAGGTCTGCAAACCCCGCAAATATCAGGCTGTTTCGGCGTAACATTAGGGGTATGATGGTGCTCTAATAGGAGGGCACCATGTCTGCCGAAGAACTGATTCAAGAAGTCATCAACCGTCTCGAAGCATCACTGGCGACGGATTTCATGAGCGGATCAATCCGCGACATCATGACCTCGTCTGTCTCTGATCTTGATGATGCGCTCGACATATTAAACGATGGCTAACATAAACGGCTGGGGCCGTGGCGGCTGGGGCGAAGGTGCTTGGGGCACTGCGCTTCCGGTCGAGGTCACGGGCCAGCAAATTACCAGCGGGATCGGTAGCCTTTCGGTTGTCGCGGCCGCTAACGTCACTCCGACTGGTCAACAGACTACAGCCCAGCTTGGCGATGTAGAAATCATCGCGCAGGCGATTGTTGAGGTTTCAGGCTTCAGCATTAATTCTGCTGTAGGCAGTGTCGGCGTCGTAGCGCAAGCTGACGTTACCCCAGATGGCCAATCTGCAACCGCGTCGGTCGGTAGCGTCGAAGTCATTGGCTTGGCGAATGTCGTTCCAGACGGCCAGCAATCGAATGCACAGCTAGGCACCCCGACAGTAAACGCGGCGGCAGACGTCGACGTCACGGGTCTTGGCATCACCTCTGGACTGAATCCTGCTGTTAGCGTTTCTGGCGTTGCTAACGTCACCCCAGACGGACAACAAGCTACAGCAGGTGTCGGCGCACCGACAATCACGGGCGTAGCGAACGTCGACATAACCGGTGTCGGCATGGCCGCATCGCTAGGATCTGTCACAGTTCAGGCTAACGCTGACGTTTCAGTGACAGGTGTCAGCGCAACGGCATCGGTAGGCGCTCTTACGGTCACTGGCGTTGCCAACGTCACGCCAGATGGTCAACAGACGACGTCTGCGGTCGGTAGCATCGAGGTTGATGCCTCAGCCCTTGTAGAGATCACTGGGCTCAGCGCGACCACCAGTGTCGGCACTGTCAGCGTAGTTGCTCAGGCAGACGTTACGCCAGACGGCCAAGCGATCACATCGGGCCTTGGCGACGTGGTTGTACAGATACGTCAAGACGTGTCGGTCACTGGCCAGCAGATTAACTCTGCGGTCGGCGCTGTAGAAACCAATGCAGACTCAATTGTTGAGGTTACGGGACAGCAAGCCGATTTCGCGGTTGGCGCACTGTTTATCTGGTCTCAGATAGACACGGGGCAGGACCCTAACTACAATCAGGTAGATGATTCCCAGTCACCGGGATGGTCAGAGATTGACAATAGCCAGTCTGCGGGTTATGCGGCAATATCAACTTCGCAGACTCCAAGCTATAGTAACATTGACAGAACACAAGATCCGACATGGACGGATATTGAAGCAGGGCGGGACGCCGCCTAAAGAGGAATGACTTATGGCTACTTATGTCAACAACTTGCGTCTTACTGAGCTCGCAACCGGGGAAGGCTCGGGAACGTGGGGTACAACCACTAACACCTCCCTTGAGCTCATCGGCGAAGCCCTTGGCTATAACACGCAAGATTGCTTTAGCAGTGACGCAGATGCAACCACTACAATTGCAGACGGCGCCACTGACCCGGCTCGCGCGTTCTACTTCAAAGTCACCTCGTCAGCCACGCTGACTGCAACCCGTACATTAACGATTGCGCCTAACACCATTTCGCGTGTGATGTTTATTGAGAATGCGACCACTGGTTCGCAGTCGATTGCTATCTCTCAGGGCTCTGGTGCGAACGTCACCATTGCAACCGGCAAGACGGCCGTAGTCTATCTCGACGGAGCAGGCTCTGGTGCGGCAGTCGTCGACGCGATGGCGAACGTCGATCCCGGCGTCACCGATACGCTGGCTGAGGTGTTGACCGCAGGTAACACATCAAGTGGCACCAACATCGAACTGACCACCACCGACAAGGTTCAGTTCCGCGATAGCGCAATTTATCTTAACTCAAGCGCAGACGGACAGCTTGATATTGTTGCAGACACTGAGGTTCAGATTGCCGCTACAACAATCGATATAAATGGCGCTGTGGACATGGCTTCTACCTTGTCTGTAGGCGGGGATATTACCCAAACCACCGGTGATTTCATTTACTCTGGTAATATCAACTTCGATATCAAACATACGGGTGGTGGTCAGAACATTGTTTTTAGTACCACGCCTTCTGGTGGAAGCACCGCAGAAGTTTTAAGAATTACCTCTACGGGTGCGCTTGCAAAAGAAACAGGCGATCTCACCATCGATGTGGCTGGCGACATCATCCTAGATGCCGATGGCGCGGATATTATCTTCGCTGACGGAGGAACGCAGTATGGGTTTATAGGAAACTCAAGCAGTGACTTGGTCATCAAGTCGCAGGTACAAGATAAAGACCTTTTGTTAAAAGGCAATGATGGTGGAAGCACGATTACAGCCCTGCAACTTGATATGTCACAAGCAGGTCGAGCAACATTTAATGAAGGAATAGTTCTTCAATCATCTTTAGCAGGAGACTTTGGTGTAAACATCAATACCCCTTCTGGCGACTCAATGAAATTACAAGTCGTTGATACAGGCACGGCAGGAGCCGCCCATGGGAAAATTACTGTATCTGACGGAAACTTTGAGGTAGATGCCTCTGGCGACATTATCCTTGATGCTGATGGTGCAGACTTTAAATTTAGAGATGGTGGTGCAGGGTTCCTTACCATTTCAAACAGTAGCTTAGATGTTGTTTTTAAGTCTGAACAATCGAATGAAGATATTTTATTTAAAGGTAATGATGGCGGCTCAGAAATCACTGCCCTCACGCTTGATATGTCAGAGGCTGGTTTTGCAACCTTTAACAACGGCGCAAGAGCAACCACACTTCAGGCTCGTCTGCAAAACCATGGCGGAGATGTATCGGTATCTGCCAATCAAACTGGAAACGCTTACTTAGATTTAGCATCAACAGCCTCGCTGATTCTTGGCGCAACCAGCACAACAACTGTTAACTCATCAAAAATTGTTGCGGATCATTCCATAGGCTCAACAGGCGACCACCGCCAAATGCTCACCTTCCATCCAGTGGCGGGTAATTCGCTTAATTACGAGGCTTTACGCCTTGCCGATACAGGTGTTGTTTTTAACGAAACAGGATCATCCACACAAGACTTCCGCGTTGAATCTAACAGCAACACTCATATGCTTTTTGTGGACGCTGGGAATGACAAAATTGGTATAAACACGTCGGCACCCGATGGGCTAGCACATATTTATAACGGCATGTTACAAGTCGGCAGTAAAACGGGCGACACGTCTATCCAGCAAAACACTAACGCAATTAGAATTGCGGCTATACCAAACTCTTCGACAGAATGGGGCGGCCTGCAATGGTATCGTGAGTTTTCTGATGTGATTGGGGCTGAAATTATTGCCGCACGACCTACATCCGCAGAAGCTGACACTGATTTAGTTTTCAAAACATCTAGCAATTCTTCAAATGCCTCTGAGGGTATGCGGCTGACTCATGACAGTAATCTCTTGTTTAGTCAAGACACTGTGGTTGGCGCTAATACTTCTGATGGTAGTGATAATCAAGCCTTGTACTTGTGCGGTGGTGGAAACCAAACCGTAGGTAGAGGCGCAAACATTCGCGTTCACGGAAACGAAGACAGTCCAGCGGGCGACGTTCTGGTTTATTCTGGAAATGTAGCAAATTCCGAAATTCAACTCAGAGCCTACACAAGCACGTCAGCAATTAGACAGTTTGTCAATGAGACGGATAGGCTTTCTTTGCACGGTGATAGAGTTGTTTTTAACGAAGACAGCGGTGACATAGACTTCCGCGTTGAGTCTGACGGACAAGCCAACATGCTGTTTGTAGATGCTGGGAATAATCGCATAGGTATTGCAGAGTCAGCGCCCGAATCACAGTTGCATATAAAGCAAACTTCTGACATTGGCTCTGGTAATGCCATGGGCCTGATGATTGAGGCAGGCACTAGCAGTCAGCGCTGGATGCTTCAGTCGGGGCGAACTGGTGTATCAAACAATTATTTCAACCTCAGAGATGTAAGCAATAGCCGCGATATTTTTTCTGTCTTTGACACTGACGGCAGACTCCAAGGTCATACAGCGCTTGAATGGAACAATGCCGCAGTCTTCAACGAAGGCTCACAAGACTACGATTTTAGAGTAGAGAGTGCTGGCAACGAAAACATGCTGTTCGTTGATGCGAGCATGAACAACGTTGGTATAGGTCATAATGCGCCGCTTACACCGTTGCATGTAAAAACAACTGGGTCTGGAGAAGTTGTACGAATTGAAAGCACCGAAGCGGGCGCAGGCGCAGGCCCACAGCTTGGCTTATTTAGAAACTCAAGCTCTCCTGCGGACGGTGATCAGCTAGGGCAGATCTTGTTTTATGGAGAGGATACCGCCAGTAACCTTACTACTTATGCCGCTATAAAGGCTGAGACTTATGATGTATCCAACGGCACAGAAGATGGCAGATTAATATTTGAGACAGTCGTAGGTGGCTCGGCGGCAAATCGTTTTTACGCAAACGCCGACGAAACGGTTATCAACGAAGGATCGCTGAACTTAGATTTCCGCGTTGAGTCTGACAGCAACACTCATATGCTGTTTGTTGATGCTGGGAATGAACGCGTCGGCGTTGGCACAAGCTCTATTTCTACTGGATTCATGTTTGGTGTTCAAGGAAACAGTGCGCTTGGCGATAGAGAAAACAGCAAGTCTGGCGGAGGTCATGTAACGGAGTTAAGCGGTCAGTCTTTGACTACGGACGGGTCAAATTGGTACGGCTCTTATGGCACGTTAAATTTTTATGCTACGGCCACGTACACAGGCTCTGCGCGGCGCTGGATGATTACCAACGGATTCAAAACGAATAAATTTGCTATTATCGTTGGAGACACTGATGCAACCTCTCAGCCAGCCTTGGATCAAAATGGCGGGTCACTATCAAATGGCTTCCCTGTACTGACGTTTGATAACGAGACAGGTGCTACTGTTTTTAATGAAGAATCCAAAGACGCCGACTTCCGCGTTGAGTCTAATAACGATACTCATTGTTTATATGTCGATGCTGGCAATGACAGAGTTCTTGTAGGCCGAGCATCAGCTTCTAGTGGCAATGATTTTGTGTCGTTTGATGCCGCACCGGGAACCACTGGACAATTAATTCAGTGTGGTCGTGATGACACTAGCACTAAAAACCACGTTATCTTCACGAACCCTAACGGCACTGTTGGTTCTATACAAACAGCCGGATCAGCAACAGCCTTCAACACTTCATCAGACGCTCGACTCAAAGAAAACATTGCAGATGCAGATGATGCTGGTGAGTTAATTGATGCCATTCAAGTCCGTCAGTTTGACTGGATTGCAGATGGCGAGCATCAGCGTTACGGCATGGTAGCTCAAGAGCTAAACACGGTTGCACCTGAAGCGGTATTTGAAGGCGATACTGAAGAAGACATGATGGGCGTGGACTACTCAAAGCTAGTACCTATGCTTGTTAAAGAAATACAATCCCTACGTGCGCGAGTCGCACAACTCGAATCCAACTAAGGAGATAGCAAAATGGCAGTAACAACAACGTGGTCCGTATCGGATATGCAACATAATGACAGTGACGGTGGGGTTACTATCGTTTACTGGTCAATGGTCGCGCAGAATGATTCAGGTAATGAGTCAGCTACAGAAGGCGGCAAGCTTCGCCTGACGTATGATGCGTCTAGCTCTGACTTTATTGCTTACGACAGCTTGACTGAAGCCGACGTGCTTGGCTGGGTCTATGATGACTTGCGTGAGGGTGAAGAAACAGCTACTGAGGCAAAAACTCGGGTAGAAAATGAGCGCACCGCTAAGGTCAACGCTCAGATTGCCAAGAACGCTTCTACAAGCAACGGAGTGCCTTGGTCTTCATAAACTTTAACCACAACTAGGAGTAACGACGATGGGAAAAAATGAAAAGACCCCAATCACCGTGAATGATAAAGAATACTTCGTTGAAGATCTTAGCGATCAACAGCAAGTCATGATCAATCACATCAATGATCTGGATCGTAAGCTTGCGAGCGCGCGGTTTAACGTAGACCAGTTGGTCGTCGGCCGTGAGGCTTTCGTCAACCTGCTGGCTCAGTCTTTGGAGGGAACTGAGGAAATTGCGGATGAGGACTACGACGAAGTGCCTGCTGATACTGCTGTCAATTAGTCTTTATAGTCCTACCTTCGGGCAGGACAACACCGAAATAGACCCGGCGCCAGAAATTGACCCCATTCCAGAACGAGATGATGGTGAATTTGAGCCAGACTTTGATGGTGATGGTGATGACACGAACATCGAGGGAGACCTAAACACCTCCAACTCGAACAACAATAACGTCAACAAGACGTATAACGGCGCAGGATCTGGGCGACAAATGCCTGCGAATACGGCTGTAGCGCCCAGCTTGATGAGTACGGGCCAGCAGTCATGCCTCAAGTCTTTATCGGGCGGCGTACAGCTTGTTGGCTTTGGTGTGTCGTCCGGCCTTTATCGGCAGGATGAGGAGTGCAATCGCCGCCTAAATGCTATTACGCTTTCAAATATGGGAATGAAGGTCGCCAGCGTCTCGCTCATGTGCCAGAATGCTATGGTGTGGCGGGCTATGTTCATGAGTGCAACCCCATGTCCTATAATCCGCTCAGGGCGCTTAGTAGTGGGTAAAAACGCATTACTGGCGATCAAACAGAATCCAGAACTGTGGATTCCTGACTATTTGGAAGATAAGGCATTCTACGACGCGCTGTTAGCTGGGGGTGGTGATGACAATGGCGAGCAAGAGTCTAATGGCGGCTCTCTTAGTGATCGCTTCCGCTCAACTAAGCGCGACCGAAATTGACGATCTGGTCAACACAAGCCAGAGCATTCGTGACACTTTTGCTTACGGCATCAAAACAATTGCTGGCGGCGCCGCTTACGCGGGTGAGGGCCTTATCGCCCCAGCTATGGCCGAGAACGGCTACATATCAAAAGCACAGCAGGACGCCTACAACGCCGCTGTAGCCGCAGTACAAGCGGCCACTTACTCTTACGATCCCAACGCGGATCAATACTTTCAAGACCAAGCTGAGCAAGCCATGGAAGAGGTGTCAGAAATGATTGACGCCTACGTCGAGGCGGCACAGCAAATCATCATGGTTGCCACGGTCAACGAAATGGCTCAGGACGCGCAGACAGCGGCCGACGAGCGAGAAGCCATGGCCTTGCAAGAGTTTATGGGCGCCAATGACGTGGTGCTTCAAGACGAGGATATCGAAACCTACAACACCGCGCTCTCCAACACTGAGTCTGCAATTCAGGTCGCGGCGGCTTACATGGCAGTCGCAAATGATGAAAACTTGCTTGATCAAGCAGATAATATGGCAAGAGAGTACAACGTGACCTTCGAGGAGGCCGCGTCTGTCTTTTTTGACTTGGAAACAACAGCAGTCTGGGTCTCATTTGACGATGGCGCCACCATACAAAGTTTGCAGGTGGGGAATTACTTCGTCACTGCACCAGACGTGCTGACTCGGGCGGAGACCGAGGAGTTTTATACCACGAGCCCGGAGGGCGGTTGTTGGTTTGCTGAAAATCAAGAGGAGTGTTTGAACGGTGGCCCTTGAAGATTTAGAAGTTAATGTCGGCGGGACGTCCATCAAGGGTGTTTGGATCGCTATTGTGCTCACTTTTGGCTCAACAATCGGGGGCGGAATCTGGGCGGCATCTCAGTTTTTTGCTCAGCTTAATGAGCAGTCTGAGGCAGTAATAGCCGCTACGGCGCAAGCTGAAGCGCTCGCTTCACGGTTCGATGACTTGCGTGAAATGAACGCCACACGACTACAAGCCATGGACGTGAAGCTATCCAACATGGAGCAAGCCATGACAGCGGCCGATGTAGAGAATTTACAAGGCAAGTTGGCAGAACTAGGCGCTAACCTTGTGCAGATCATGGAAGCACAGTCCGAGTTATTAGATTTGCGCGACCGCATTAGCTCCGTCGAAAAAACATCATCTGAAACAGAACTGCGTGTTTCTGGTAAATTAGACGCACTGTCAAGCCTCGATGAGCGCCTACAGCGTTTCGAGCGCGACATGGACGATCTTTGGATGGCGATCGACGCAACGAACCCACTAGGTGGCAATTGATGGATACGGCGGAAGAGGCGTTGAAGCGCATAGAAATACACGAAGCAGAATGTAAACTGTTACGTGAGATGATTGAAAAGCGGCTCGATCAAGGAGCCGAGAGATTTAACAAGCTAGAAAAAATGATTCTAGCTATGTATCCGTTCATTATCGCCTGCCTTGGGGCAGTGGAGTATTTTTCATGAATTTCGACAAAGTAAAAGGATTGGTAGGCTCGTTGGCACCCACGCTAGGAGCCGCTCTAGGAGGCCCTGTAGGCGGCGCGGCGGCATCCATGCTGGCAGACGTCTTAGGTTGTGATCCCGCTCCTGCGAAGATTGAGAGGGCTCTGGCGCAGGCTACACCTGAACAGTTAGCTGAAATCAAAAAAGCAGAGCTAAATTTTGAAGCGCGCATGAAGGAGCTAGAGGTTGACGTCTTTGAACTGGAGACGCGCGATATCCAAAACGCTCGCTCTAACTTCGCAACAGATTGGACGGCCAGAACGATTGGCTTGATCATGGTTCTGTTCTTCTGCGTGTTTTGCGCTTATATTGTTATCGAACCACCCGGATCAACCTCAATGGAGTTGATAAACTTGATCCTTGGGTACTTGGGAGGGCTCGTATCGGCGGTAGTAAGCTTTTATTTTGGGGCGTCACAAAAGCAGGAGTAAGGCATGGATTTTTACAATTACAGTCCGTTTGAAGGCATAGATCTGTTCGGTGGCTCTGATCAATCTTATTTGCCTTTAGAGCCTCAGCCTTACGAAGATCCGTATGCAAATTACGAAAACCCTTACGCGAGTGATAGTGATCCCTACGCTGATTTTGGTAACCCCTATTCTGATATTGATCTTCTAAGCGCTCAAAGAGGGGCTTCGATGAGCCCTATTTTTGGCGCACCCATGCAATATGCGCAGAGACCTATGCCGTTTCAACAACCGCAGGAGGCGCCCATGCCTGAGCCAGAGCCTAGTGGTATTGCTTCAATTGCACCGCCTCAGCCAGTAGATGAGCCAACCTTTTTTGCTGGCGATCGATCATTTGATTCGAGGCAAGCCGCAATAGATTATGCGCGCAACGAGTTGCAAGACCCCGATGCGGTGCAGTTTGTTGGCGCAGGGCAAACACGCCCCCCTCAAATGACGGCCGAAGAAAAGCGCGCGGCAGAAGAGCGTCGACTTGAAGGCCTTCGTAGGTTTGAGGAGAGCAAGCGCCGAGTTGAAGAATTCAAGGCGCGCAGGCAAGGCTTGATTGATCAATACTCAGGGCGCGATGTTGAGGGCGGTTACGGCCTTGAAGGACGTGGATTTGAAAACGTGCGCTTTCGTGATCTCGACGAAGCCATGGCGGCATTACGAGCGCTTAATGCGCCCGGTGCAGACCCTAATAACCTCGCCGTCTCTTATGACCGCTTGGTCAATATGGGCGGAGGACCTATGTTTACGGTTTCGCAGGGCGTCAATCAAAACCGACTTGATGTGCCTCGATTCACTAATCGAGAGCAGGCAATCGAGTATCTTATGAAAGAGCGCGGGATGAATAGGGCGCGAGCAGGGAGAAATGTGCGTCAGCGGGGTTAATCCCGCCGCGAGGAATCACTATGTTTGCACCACCACCAAACGTTCGCTTTACCAACAGCCCTTTTTTTAAGCTATGAGTAAACTTGTTGCACAATTAAAGCGCCATGAAGGCGTTAAAAAGTTTTGCTACCTATGTCCGGCTGGGTTCGAGACAATCGGGGTCGGCAGAAACATTAGCGAAAACAATGGCTTAGGCCTGTCTGATGACGAAATAGATTACCTGCTTCAGAACGACATCAAAAGGTGCAAGCAAGAATTGATCGCACTATCGTGGTTCGTGGACCTCGATGAGGTGCGTCAGGACGCTATCGTAAACCTTTGCTTCAACCTTGGATTGACCCGCTTGATGGGCTTCAAACTGGCCGTGGCGGCTATGGCCGAAGGTAATTACGAGAAAGCGGCCTACGAGTTTTATGATTCGCGCTGGGCAAAACAAGTTGGCTCTAGGGCCGATGACGTGTGCCACATGATCCGCACAGGAAAATATCCAGAGTGATGTGACCATGGGAAATGCGCTCCTCAAGGATTTTGATGTCCTGAGTCGACAGGAACAGCAGGAAGCGCTGGCTCTTCTTGACCGATACAAGAGACTAGAAAAACAAGACTCTTGTCAGCACGATTTTATTTCGTTCGTCAAAAGCCAGTGGCCAGACTTTGTCGAAGGTAGGCATCACAAGATTATTGGTGAAAAGTTCAATCGGATTGCTCAGGGTAAGCTGAAGCGTCTGATCGTATGCTTGCCACCTCGACACACAAAGTCTGAGTTTGCTTCTACGTTCTTCCCTGCTTGGATGATGGGACTGCGCGGCAACCTAAAGATAATCCAGACTACGCACACCGCAGAGCTTGCGGTGCGATTCGGTCGGCGCGTAAGAAACATCATCGACTCCGAAGACTACAAAGAAGTCTTCCCAAACCTCAAGCTACAGGCTGACAACAAGTCGGCAGGTAGATGGACCACCAATCAAGGCGGTGAATCATTTTACGCTGGTGTTGGTGGTGCGATTACGGGGCGCGGCGCGGACCTGCTCATCATTGATGACCCTGTGAGTGAGCAGGACGCGCTCAGCCCCACCGCTATGGATTCCGTGTATGAGTGGTACACGTCAGGTCCACGACAGCGTCTTCAGCCGGGTGGCATTATCGTCATCGTCATGACTCGATGGTCCACCAAAGACCTCGTCGGCAAGGTGCTCAAGAAGCAAGGTGATGATCACGCAGACCAGTGGGAGGTCATTGAGTTCCCTGCGATTATGCCTGAGTCAGACGAACCTCTCTGGCCCGAGTTCTGGAAAAAAGAAGAGCTTCTCTCAGTCAAAGCGTCTCTACCGGTTGCCAAGTGGAATGCACAGTGGATGCAGAACCCTACGGCGGAAGAAGGCTCAATAGTCAAGCGTGAGTGGTGGAATATGTGGGAGCAAGATTACGTCCCGCAATACGAGTACGTTATTCAAAGCTACGATACAGCTTTTTCCAAGAAAGAAACGGCTGACTATTCGGCGATTAC